TTTTCCAGCATTTGTTTTTGTTGTTGTTCCTATTCTACTTTCATCAATATTAATTCCACCTGTTCCCCATTCTAAAACATTATTAACTACTGTTTTTTCACTTAAAGGTTTTCTTGCCATTACAATTGGTTCGTGAGCTGGTTTAAGAGCAGTTCCCCATCCTTCGTATGGTGAGTTTCCTTTGGTTATTTCTAACTCCACATAATCTTTATTATCCCAAGCAGTCTCATAAAAAGATGTATCGCCTTTTTTAGTTTTACTAAAATCTATTTTTCCTCCCTTTTTACCAACTACTTCTCTTTCATTACCTTGTACTTTATCCATAGCTTTTCCTATGTTCATAGATTTTGGAAAACCACTTCCATATATCCACATGATTTGGTCTCTAATCTCAAATCCAGCATCTTCTACTCTAACTGCCATTCTGTGATAAGTTCGTGAACCTGCGAATGAAAGTAAATAACCACCTGGTTTTAATACTCTTAAACATTCCTCAAATATTTCTTGTGAAGGAACATCATAATCCCATTTTTTACCCATAAAGGATAAACCATAAGGTGGGTCTGTAACGATTGAATCAATAGAGTTATCATCTAACTCTTTTAATTTATCTACACTATCTCCTAATAATAATTTCATGTAACTTTATACTATTTAGAATAGAGGGAAATTAATCCCCCTTATTCATTTGTAAATAATTGATAACCTTAAAACTGAGGGATATCATCCTCATTACTTTCGGTGTCATCTACTTCTTTGAATAGAGGTTCACCATTTTCATCCATTTGGTATTTCTGAACCAATTGTTTGATGTAAGTTCTTTCCGAATCAACACCACCATCTTGAGAAAAGAAAGGATAGATTGAAATCTCAGCTGCTTCGTTAAGTTCGAAACCATCGTAGATTAACCCAGCCATCTCAACAGATGCTCTGGTGGAAACCATTGAAGTTAACTTACCATTCTCATTCATTGATTGAGTTCTAGTGTGATGAGCGATTTCTGCGATTGCTTTCAAATCATATTCCTTAACTTCAGGAAACATAAACTTTAATAATCCTAATTCTTTAACATCATCAAGAACATCCATTTCAATAGTAACAAATCTATCTAAGATTGCTCTATCCATAACTCTTGTTGATGTGTATTCATTACCGATGTTAGCGGTAGCGATGAAAGTAACACCTTCAGCCACATTCACAATTGGTGAACCATCAGCCTCATCTAATCTCAAGTATCTCTGTCCTTGGTCAAGTACAGTCATTAAGATGTTCCACGCATCTGGATGAGCTCTCGATAACTCATCTAACAGAATAACTGCGTTTGGAGTTTTGATTGCCGTAACAAAAGCGGATTCTGAAAAGTATGTTCCTTTTTGTTTATCGAAGTGAGTGTTACCAATTAAGGTAGCTCTCGGGTCTTGAGTTGCCCCAAGGTTGAAATAGAAATCTGGTCTATCGAGTGCGTTCACTAAAGCTTTGGAAGCCATAGTTTTACCACAACCACTCGGTCCAGTCATCATAATATTTTTAGCTCTCACAGCACTTCTGATAAGATATTTCCATTTCAATTCTTCCATAACCAATTCAGTTGGTTTTAGAGATACCGAACCTTGGTGGATAAAATCTTTTATTGCAGTGTGGTCTGATTTATCTTCAAACTGAACACCACCTTGGTCTGTATTCATAGGAATAACTAAGGAGTTATAAACATTCATATCAACTTTTCTGTAAGTTTTCTTACCATTCTTATTGATGTATGCTTGAAGTGCCTTACCTTCTTTAAATGCTGTTTTTCTTGTTAATGTTGTTGCTCCAAGAGTACCAACTTTAGTACCTTGTGAATCTATCAGTTTCCAGGTATTACCAAACTGCTCAACTTTGTACACTTCTGTGGAAACATATCCAACTTTAAATTCATTCATTTCATTCATAATTATTTGTTTTAAGGTTTATACTTTATTTATCTTGGGGATAATTCCCCACTCATTTACTTTGTAAATATACGAAAAATAATTGGAATAAACAAATTTTTTCGTACTTATTTTTCATTTATTTTTGTAAAAATAATTGGTTCATTGTTTTCGTGATTTGGTTAAGATTTGTAACATCTACAAACTTAGCTCCTTTTCCATACATTGTTTGGAAACTTCTTTTTTCGTAACTTTGTACACCATAATCTGATACGAAGTAGGATAAGGTTTTGATTCCCATACTCTCAATCATTTTAATCATCTTACCTGTATGTCTTTCAGCAGCATCACCAGCGTAGTAGAACCCTCTTCCACCGAAGTAAGGTTGTCCATCTGAAAGATTTAAGAAGTAAGAATCCATATCATTATTAATTGGAATAAAAGATTTCATAATTGCTTCAAAACATAATCCTTCTGGTGTTGTACCATTTGGTCTTAAACCACCGAACATTTGTTTTACTTTAGAAAACTTTTCTGTTTTAGAATCGTAAGCCATAACGATATATGGTTTCTCATTTTGAGTACATCTGAAAGTTACTTGAACTTGTAAGTTAGGAATCATATCAACTGCCTTACACATTGCAACTACATTAATCATCGTATTTCTCCACTTATCACCATTCATAGATGAACTGGCATCTATTGAGATATGTAAGTTAGCCTTTTTGTAAGAATCTATTTCTGAGAATTGGAATACATTTTCATTACCAAATCCTAAAGATGAAATCATTCTCTTATCAATTCTACCAACTTTCTGTCTGTTGAAAACTGTTGTTCTATCTTCACCTCTCACTTGAAGTTTCTTACCTAACATTGTACCAAGCTTGATTCCTTTCTGAACCTCTTCTACATAATCCATTCTCATTGGTGTATCTTGATTCCAATAGTTTGTTGATGTCATTGGAAACATTGTTGATTCAAATAATCCCTTAGTAAGTTTCTTAACTACAATACATTGAACAGATTCATTACCATAGTAACCTTTTTTAACATCCTTACCAACTTCTTTCATTTCAGAACCACTCTCTTCAATAGCGTTTAGGTTCTTAGAATCTGTTTTATTAAGTGAAGTTTTCTGAATATCACCTTCCATGAACTTCTTTTGCTTCTCTATTTTCTTTTTAAGTAAATCTTTTTGTCTATCTGAAAGTTGAACGGAGTTTGTTGAAGTAGAATTATCTTCACTTGGTTTACCTTCCATGTTATCAGGTAAGTTACCAACATCCATTCCATTACCACCAGTTGGAGATTCATCAGAATCACCACCCATTGGAGATTCACCAATTGATTCTAATAATTCATTGAACTCATCATCACTCATTCCCTCATTAGAAGAACCACCTTGTCCATCATCAGAACCTTGTTCATCAGAAGAAGAACCCTCACCATTTTCATTTTGTGGGGTTTGTTGGTTATCAATATCAGTTGGTTGATTAAGGTTTTTTAAAATTATATTGAACATCGCAAGTGCAACATTAAAGGATTCTTTAGAGTTGGTTAATCTACTAATTGTATTCAATCCAACTAATCTATAAATTGCTCTCAATCCCTTCAAAGAAGAAAGTTGAGTATTTTTGTTGTGTAAGTTAATAATTCTGAACATATAAGAATCAATCGTTTCATCGGTATATTCATCAGATAAGAGTGCCTTATCGATTAACTTATCATTGAAGTACTTATCGTACATTTTTCTGTAATAGTCTCTGTAACCAGGTGCTGATTTGAATACGAAGTTATCAATTCTTCTATCTTCAACATAGTTCCAAAGATTCTTAATAATCTCAATTGAATTATTAATACCTTTTTTAATAGCCCCATCTTTTACATGAGTTGGAACTAAATTGTATATATCATTAAGTAATTTGAAATCAGAAAGTTTAATGTGAGAACCCTCGTGAAGTGCCAGTCCAACTGCCACATCAAAATCTTTTGGTTCTGTAATTCTACTACCAATAACAACTGATTTACCATCGGTATAAGAATCACCTCTTTCTTTAAACTTAACAGGTACAGATTCGTTGGTTACAATATTAACAAAGTTAGATATTGCTCTTTTAGAAGAAGCCAACTTATATAAATCTAGGGATTTTCTTTCCGTATCGGAAAGTTGGTTAACGATGATGTCATCTGTTTCAAAATCATCATACCAAAAGGAAGAATTGTTGTATTTACTCATAGTTTTAAGGTTTAATTATCACTCATTTACTTTGTAAATATACGAAATATATTTGACATACACAAGTTTTTTTTGATTTATTTTTTATCTGTACAAAGTTACAACTGAACCGAACTCATCATCAAAAACTTTTACTAAGTTTTCATAGTCTCCACTCATCATTTTATCCAACATTTCTTTAATATAGGAATCACCCATACCAAGTTGTTTACCAAATTTCTTAGCAGTACCCAATAGGAAATATGCATTTCCTTGAGGACCTGTTAAATCGATTTCAATTCCGTTTGTTTGTGGTTTTTGCTTTATCATATATCACTTATTTACATAGTAAATATAGTGAAAATAAACCACAATTCCTAATAAAAAGTGTTAAAATTATGTTAAAATTTTATGAATGATAATATTCAAAGATGGGATTACCTTTATTTGTTCCTTTATACTTCCAACCTTGTTCAAGAAGATTTAACTTCATTGCTGGGGAATTGTACTTTTCAGAAAATTCTTTGGTAATTTTAATTGGGTGTTTTTCGTTATACATTATAATAAATCATTTGGTGTTCCTCTGTATATTCTATATGAATCCTCATCAAAGTGTTCAGTAGATACCTCAAAAACGATTGAGTTCTCTTCTAACGATACCAATTGATGTGGTTGACCTCTTTCTATCAAAACAGAATCCCCTTCATTTAGAATCCTACTATCGTGTAATCCATTTTCAACATCTATCCAATTGAATTGAAAACTTCCTTGTTGAATATACCAAGTTTCTTTTTTCTTAAGATGATAATGCATTGAAAAGTTTGCCATCTTTTTTACGAAAACTAATAATTTTCCACAATATTCTTCATCATTGTGAATCCACAATTCATATCCCCAAAGCTTTTGTACTCTCTTAGGTGGTTTTACATCTATTGGTATAATCATAACTTATTATTTAAATGGATACACCCCATGGTTTAATCCAATATTCCCAAATTATTTTTCTTACTTTATTCATATTCATAAGTAAATCCATTTTCTTGTCTATCAAGTTCTTCGTAGACCTTTTCTAAATCAGCAATAGTATCATTTACCATTTCCCAATCTTTTTCATCTCTTGCATCTTCAAGAACTGTTAAAATTCTTTGTATTTCTTCAGATAAGTTTATCATATAATATAATCTAATATAAGTTTTGCATACCTGATTAAATATACTTTATTTCCAAAAACGGTTTTTTATTTAAAAAATCTATTATAGATTCTCCTATACGTTGATGTGAATGTAGCGATGGATGATGATTATGTGTATTTGGAAAATCATCCTTTACTAATCTATTCTTTATAGTTTTTTCCCATTCTGTCCATTTTTTATAATACTTACCATCATCTCCCTTTAAGCGTATTAATTTATTATAATAAAACTCATTATTAAAAATTAATTTAGAAGTATCCTCACACCAACTATCTATAAAATATACAGGTGCAATTTCCCTTTCAAATTTTTCTATTGTTGCTTGAAGTGAAGTTAATACATCTTTGTTTTGTTTATTTTTAATATCATCAATATTTTCCATTACAGTTTCCATTATAGTTGAAAAATATTCTTTATTTTCTAATGATTTTTGAACAAAATAATCATAATCAAAATCATTATAAATTAGTTTCATTATACCCGAAAAATATTTAATAATTACATTTCTATTTTTATCATCTATTGATGTTTGAAATCTGATTATTTGTTCTGTATTAGTTTTTTTTGAAATTAAATCACTAAGATATTCTAAATGCATATAAAACTCACCCCAATATGCCCAAAGAGTTCCTTCACATAAATCACATTCACAAGAATAATCAAAATGAAAAGGTTCTCTACTAAAAGAACTTAACTGAAATATAATACTTACTATTTTTTTAGTCTTTTCTTTTTTAATAGTGGCTTGGTTTTTTCGTATAAATCGTAGACTTGATGCGAAACTACCACCATTTTTATTTGATTGTATTGGTATGGTATTAAAATGTTTACTAACAATAGATGGAAAATTATTATTTAACCTAAAGTTAGTACCGTCCGAATCATGAATTTGTTTTAATTCAAAATCATGGGTTTGGTAGTTTCTTTGATTTATCCACTTTGGTGTATCTGAATACAATTCAAGCCCTTCTCCGAATGTATAAGAACACCCTGTAAAGATTATTGCATTTTCCATAACGAGCTTAGATTTATATTTTACCCTGTCCTCTATACTTCTTCTTGTAATTCTTTGCTTGTTTACTATTAGAAGTTTTAGATTTAGCGTGTACTCCTGGTCTCTTTTTCTTTTGAGATGATAGGAGATTTCCTAATGTTAATGCCATTTAATTTATTTAATGAAGTTTTTGTTTTTAAGTGCTCTTGCAGTTTGTATCCATTTCTTTCCGATTGGATTATATATTTTCTTTCTTACGAAAGCATTTACTGCTTTCTGTACTTGTTTTCCGATAGGTTTATAAACTGTATTATCTACTATCCTAAAGTTACCACCGAATAAGTTTTGGAACTTACCCAAGTTGTTCTGAACATCTTTCCAAGATTTTTCTAATCGGTCAGCATCTAAAACTCTTTCTCTATTTAAGTTTCGTTCTTGTGCTACTTCAAGTGAAGTATTTACAAATATCATGTAGGTATCGTAACCAAGTGATTCTGCATATTTCTTATTCTTTTGAATTTTACTATATACATGACCAGTACCATCGATAATCATACCCAATCTACCAGCTTCATAAAATTTCTTTTGAAGTTGAGTTAATCGTTTTGCATTATTTCTAATAGAGTCATCATTATTAGAAATTTTATCCCAAAGTTCAGCATCTTCTTTTTCAATTTTTGCTAAGTTCTTTGGGTCAATACCATTATCCTTTAATCCTTTTTCAAATGCTGAATCTGAATTAACTGATTTAAGACCAGTCATTGCAAAGGATTGTTTTAATCTTTTATCAATACCGAAAATCTCCATGGCAGTATAGGATTTACCTGAACCAGGTCCTCCTGCCATGAAAACACATTTAAGTATTCCAGGGTCATCAACACCCTCGATAATCATTTGTTCTAATAAAGCTTCTTTGATATTTAGTAGTTCAGATTCTATGTCATACATTGAATCAATTAATACTGTTTCGGTAATCAATGATTTTAAACTCATAAATAGTACTCCTTATTTCTTTTTCTTAGAAGCTCTAGGTTTTCTACCTGCTCTTGGTTTTCCTTTTGCTGCTTTTACAACATCTTTAGATTGTTTACCAACCTCTTTAATTGCATCTGCAACATCACCAAGTTCTTCTTTTACTCTTTTAGCTCTTCTTTTTACAGTTTTAGCAACTTTCTTTACATCTTCTACTGCATCTTCGATTTCATCAGGAATAAAATCCCCATCTCTATCGTTGATTTTACCTTGTTTGTAGAATCCGAAATAATAAACTGCAGCTCCTATTGCAAGGATAGCTAAAATAATTAAAATGTTTTGCATGATTTTTTTATTTTTTAATTAATTAATTGATTTTGTGATATATTACATCACTACTATAAATATAGTACTTTTAAATAAACATATGCTCATCGGTATCTTCTGCTTTTTTAGAACTATAATCATGTAGTTCTGTTATAAGACCTGATGAGGGAAATAATGTAGCATATAAAAACACTAACTTTAGTATAAATTTTTTTGTTCTATTCTTCACCGTATAAACTCCATCTTTTTGTTGGTTCTGGTTCTATCACCACTTCTTCTGTATCAACAACATATACAAATCCTTCTTTAGCATCCATATAAAATTGTGTTTTACCTGTATCTTGATAAATAAATTCAAGTACATCAGTTAAAGAATCCAACATTACGGTAGAGTTGGAAAGAGGAGTCCACCTATCTCCAGGTGGTACTCTCTTTGCAACTTTTGTTTTAACTTCTTCTTTTTGTATTTGAGGTTCTTTACTCATTACTCAATTACTCTTAGTACTCTACTTTCTTTTGCTCCACTTACTTTGTAGTCAATCTGAACTCCACTTTGTTCAAAATCCTTTACGGTTCTTGCTTCAGCTTCTGTTACTGATTGTGCATCTACTAAGTAGATTTCTTTTACTTTTTTGTCTTTACCATTTTTAAGTGTGGCAACAACCACTTCTACTGTAACTTCGAAAAATTTACTCATAACTTCTGTTTTATATTTATATATATGTATTTATCGTATAAAGATACGAAAAATTTGTTTAATTTCCTAATTTTTTTTAAAATTTATCTTTTCCAAATTCGAATCCAAAAAATTCATAGTTTTTTTTCACAGATTCATCATTACCTTCTGCTTTAATTGTATCATCTTCATCATAGTAAATAGCATCTGGAGGACATTCAGGTACGCATGCACCACATAAAATACATTCTTCTGGATTAATATATAGTTGTTTTCCTTTTAATTCCTCAGGTGACATATTATCAACTTCATTTCCTGCTCCCTCAATATCAATAGGACCATGTATGCAATTAACAGGACATACTTTAACACATGCAGTATCACATACACTTACACACTTATCACCGATTATGTAACTCATATTTATTTATTTCTACAAATATACAAAAAATTATTTAATTATCCTAATATTCGTATTCTTTTTTAGGGCCTGATAAATTTCCATTAATTAGAAAGGAACAATTAAAACATAACATTCTTAAATTTTCATAATTATGATTCTTTCTATCTCCATCAAGAAAATCTAAAACAAGTGGAACTTTATGGTCTGTGATTCTTCTTTCTTCAAATCCACATTTGTTACATTTTTCTAACATATAACCATTATTGAGTAATCTTTGTTTAAGTTTCCAAACAGGGTAATCAGGATATTTCCCTTTTAAAATATCATCTAAAGAGTATTTTCCTCGTTTGATATTATATCCTTTACGAATACCAGTTCCATCAGGGTTCTTTAAATCTTCAAAGATACCATATTTTCTTGCGTATTTTTTATAAGTGTTGTAAGATACTCCCAATAATCTAGCTGCTTCCATTGCTGAACGAGCTTTCTTTTGAACTTCCTTTATCTCTGATTCGAGAAGTGGTTTTGCACCTAATCCTCGTTTCATTCTTCGATTTTTACCAGCTAAAGATAAATCTTGAGTTGGGTCATAATTAGGGAATATTTTTTCTTTTTTATTTTCCATAGTAATGCTCTTTAATATAAGTATAGTATATTAAAATTTTTTGATAGGCTTTTCTAATTTTTAAATATTAATATTATCTATTATATCATGTACCATGGTTTTACCTTGCCATACCAAATACTCACATAATTTTTTATTCTTGTAAACTCTACTTTGATTTTCTCTTAAATAATTTTCAGTATCTAAGTACATTAATCGTTTACCCTCATCTACAATCATTTCAAGTCTTTTTACTGAATCTGATTCATTTTCATATGAATGGTTTACAAATTCATCGTATAAATCAAATCCTAATTCTCTTAATTTAGATTGCAATCCTACATAACTATGTATTAACGGTATCTGTCCTCTTACAAATGGTTTAATTGTTTTTTCTGTGAAAGTTATATGAAAGGAATCATCGTTTTTATTCATATCATTACCTATTGTGTTTTCACTTACAACGTTTACGGTGTTACAATGGTGTTTTAAATCATTGAAATGTGCAATATCAATATCTTTTCCAGGTGGGTTTATATATTGTTTATTATGAAGTATTTCATTTCTTTCAGTTGTGGGTAATTCTTTAAGTAAATTTTCAAATTGTTCTTGATAAAATTGTGGACCTTCGCCTAAATTTACATAATGATTAAACTCAACGTTCAATGGTAATACATCTCTTCTGAATTTTGTAATAAAAAAGTAATTTAACCATAATCTTTGTATTCTTAAAGAACCATTATAACTATCAAGTCCATGTTGCAATTTTGCACCTGTTGGATGATGATATACTCTACCAACCATTGAATCATTTAAATGAGATGTAAATGCAAGTGAATAATCATCTATCACTTTACAATTTACTACTTTATTAATAGGTACATCTGAAATTAAAATGAATTTATATGGATGTTTATTTATAATTTTATTAAATCTATCAATAAAAAGTTCTATTTGACCAGATTCGGTTGTTATATCTACTATTACTCTTGTAGTTTTTTTACAATATTTAATAAGTTCTTCAATTTCACCATCTTCTTCAATTTGTCTATGTGCAATTATAGCATCATAAACACCATTGGCTGAATCTCTATAATCGTTGATATCAAGAAATCTTCCAAATAATCTATTAGCTTGGTGATGAAAATCTAATATACGCTTACTCACCTCTAACTACATCTAAGGTTACACAATGAGGTCCACCACTAAAAGTTCTAGCATGTCTCATTCTTACAGGTATTGTATCTATTCCAAATCTTTTTAATTCTTTCATTAGTAGAGTTTGGTGTTCTTCAACCATTATTAACTTATCATTGATTGGTAAAATATTCATTCCCAACCATGGTGAAGCAGGACACCAATTATCAAGTACTTGAGTAGGAAATGGTTCGGGTGCCCATATCTTATCAAAAGGTTTTAAAAATTCTGGTATATTGAATTCATTAACTCTTGTTGGATTTAAAAGTACCTTACCTTCTCCTACAAATACAAAAGTTGTATCAATATGAATGTATGCATAAACACCTTGTGCTAAATGTACATTATATTCTTCACCAAAGTTTTCTTTACAATATCTTTCTAACCACTCTGCACCAGTCTTATTACCTGTATTAGAAACTAAATATAGTAAATCATTATTATGTTTAATAACATTTGCTGCATCAAAAACAGGTTCACCATCAAGTAACGTTGGAATAGATAAATCTTCTCTTTGATAGATTGAATCTAATAATTTTGGTTTTGGAGCATCTACCCAATGTGTTGGGTCAAATAATGGTTTACAAGTTTCTGCTTCATTACTTCTATGTCTAAGAGTCATTGGTGTTGCAATAACTTTATCGTTGATAACTAACATAGAATCTCTTGGGCAATAGTTATAATAACCATCAACTTCCCAATTATCTGTTTTTATAGGTTGTGAAAAATCTCTTTCTAATGGTCTGTGAACCTTTACTCCAAGTTCTCTAAGTTGGTCTGAAATTCTATTTAAATCTTCTTCAGTTTCATCTATCAGTTTTTGAGGATATAATCCACTTGGTCTGTTTTTAAATTCTTCATCAGATAGGTGTGCATAATCAATATTATGTAAACATTTATCCCCAACAGTTGGTACTTGTGCATTTATTGCACTTCCTACAATGATTTCTTTTAAATCACCCCATTCATTTTTTACATTTGGTTTTATCATTTTATTTTGTTTTTTTAGTATTCCATAATCTTTCATATGTAAAATACCCGATTGTTTTTATTATTGTATCTATACCACCTATCATTAATCCAAACTCTAAGTTACCGCTTATAACCCAACTAACTAAAAATGTTATTGAAGTAGCAATTACTCTCCAAATAATAGTTTTGATAAAAGTTTCTTTTATTGATGCCATATTATATAATACTTTTTTCTTTAGATTTAAATTCTATATTTGCTTCTGTATTTCCTAATGCAGTAAATACATATCTACTTCCGATACAAGGTAGAACTCTATGTCTTTCATTATTATTGAAATATACTAAACTTCCCTTTGATGGTTTAATGATTATTCCATTTTCAAATTCTAATTCGCCACCTTTAAAATCATCATTCAAAAATATAATATAATTATGAATATTGACATGACCATGGTATGTTTCTATATTACCAATGGATTCGTGATAATGTTGTATTCTTATTTTTTCAAAATTTTTATTATGAAACCCTCCGTTGTGCAAGCTACTTATATCTAACTTATTTTTAATTACATCAACCCATTCCATTGCTAGTGCTTTATATTCATCTAAAAATTTAGTATTATCTTGAACTAAATTAGTATCCCAAAGATTAAGAAGGTATTTTATTTCTATATCATCTATAAGTTTTTCTTGAAACAAAATCATAGCTTACCATCTTTTTTCATTTGATTACGAATAGATGTTGCTGAAATATCCCCAATCTCTTTTGGTGGTACGTGCTCTATGATATCATATCCTACTCCTCTACCATAGTTGATAGATTCGATATCAGGTATAATGGTTGCAATTACCTTACCCTCTAAGATGAGTTCTTTTAACTCACCTTCATGAACCATTTTTAGAATTTCTTCTGCAGTCCAAGGATTCTTTTCATCTGGTTCTACATCTCTGATACCTAACCATACTTTATATCCTTCTTTTAATCTTTCATTAATTAACCATAGATGCCCCTTGTGAAGTGGTTGCCATCTACCTGCAAAGAATGAATACTTTACTTCTGATGAGGAAGATTCTTTATCTGCTTTTGCTTTTATATTTGCCATTATATTAAACTTATTGTTTTTTCATATAAGTGATTAAAATTATTTGTAAAGAAAGGTAAATCTTTCATTGTTTTTAATACTTCCAAAAACTCGCTATGGTCTTTATGATTTGAATTTGTAACATTTTTTTCATTATATTCTTCTTCACTATAAGTACCCCAATTTGTTATTGAATTATAAAATACATCAAATTTAGATTTACTTCCTTTCATACAATTAGTTATTATATCATAGAATAGTTTCATTTCTCTAAAATTACTGTCTTGTACTACAAATGAAAAACTAAAGAATTGTATAGTATCTATTGTGGTGATAAACTTTAAATTTTCTAACAACACATCCCACTTACCACCGATTCTTGTTTTAGTTTCATAGGTTTTTTTTGTTCCAGCATCTATTGATATTTCACAAGTTTTTACATAAGGATGTATTGCACTTAATCTATTCCACATTTTTTCATTCCATAAACTTCCATTAGTATGTAAATGAATTGATTCTAATTTTTTAAATTTGGTAGAATCTAATTTTTCTAAAAACTCTCTAAATGATTTAGAGTAAAATGGGTCTGCAGTTCCTGTGAGATATAATATTTTTACAGTTGATGATATCTCATCTGTAATTTCTTTAAGTTTTACTTCAACTTGTTCTCTATCTTTTCCATAGTAGTTTATTAATTCATTTCTACAAGATGGACATTGAAAATTACAACTTCTATCAAAACAAAAATTAACTGTTTTTATTTCAACGTTACTTCTTAGGTTGTTTATAATTTTTTTATCTTTTTTTATAAATTTCTTTGATAAGTTATTATTTTTTAGACCTGATAAATATGGACATTGTGTTTCATTGCAATATTTGTAAGAACCATCTAAAATAGATTCTCTAACTTCTTTTGACTTATCACTATTAAAACTAGATTTTATTGATTTTCCATCCCACACATCCACATCTAACCAAGAGGGACAACAAAGATATTGTCTGTCATCAAATACCTCTGTATATTGAAACGGCATTGAACAGATATATTCTTTTTTATCAATCATTATAATCTATTTAACTTTTTCAGCGTATTTATAATCTTTGAAAATGATTTTTCGGGTGAATGTTTTGTTGTATCAACATCGATGAAGTTATCTTGAGGTGCTTCGTAATTCTTACTATGAAAGTGGTCTCTTTCACGAGGGTCTGAACAATGTACATAAAATTCTTGAAAGTTTTCTAAACCTATTCTTTCTTTGAATTCTTCTCGTAACCATCTTGGAGGTGCTACAAGTGAAACAACTACATCACATTCATTCTTATGAAGAAATTCTGTAATCATCTGAGCATTTCTTATATTGATTTCTCTACCCTTTGGGGTATAATCTTTATTAACAGTTAGTTCTCTTAAATCATCTCCATCTAAATGAAAGACTGTTCTTCTCCAATTTCTCTTTTCTGTTTTAAGAAACTCAATTAATTTTTTACCTAAAATAGTTTTTCCTGCTGCAGGTTGTCCTGTGAACCAATATATCATAACTTTATTTTATTTTTTAATGTGATAGCATTTATGATGACATGGAACAGAAATATAATCTCCTTTTAAAAATTCATGTACTGCTTTTATAACACCAACATGAACCAAACCATGTGATTCAAATTCCCAAGTATCTTTTTCTAACATTTCTTCAGATGCATCTTTGATATTTAATTCATCATAGGTAGTTTCATCTCCTGAAAAATCATCAAAAACCATAATACCACCTTTTTTTAATTTTCTATAACCATTTTCAACATCTGATTTTACGATATCATATTCATGACCACCGTCAATAAAAATAATATCATACCAATTATCCATAACATTATGAATCATTTTTCTTGAATCGCCTTCAAATACTGTTATAATATCATCTACTTTGAATTTTTTTGCCTCACTCCATAAGTGGGATTTCCATTCTGGTGGGTTATTTTCATTATAATACCATTCTTCTTCTGTATCAACAGTTAAATTACCTTTGAACCAGTCAATAATATGAAGCTCTCCATTTATTGAAGGCAATTTAAGTATTTTGGCATTTTCAATGGCATCCCATCCTTGAGCACAACCAATTTGTAAAACTTTTGGTCTATGCTTATAATCCCATTCTTGGTCGTTTCCATAACCCCAAAATTCAGATTTTATATGTGTAAAAATAAATGAGGATATCCAAGGCACTGGCATATTCCAATCATTAGGATGAAAGGTGTCCTTTTCTTTTTCTGTAACAAACCACTCACTCATATCAAGAGGTGGTATTTTTTTAAATCTATCCAATTTTTATAACTTTATAACTTTATTTACTTGAGTACGCTTGTGTACCAAAGAATGCTGCAACTATTGCTGCAACTGAAACAAAATATGTAGCTGCCATATCACCAAGTATAGTTGATGCTTGTTCCACACCACTTACTGAAGCGATTACAACTGCGAATGGATATAGTAACATACCAATTAAGGCAAACCATGCCATTCTACGTTGTGCATCTCTCATAGCATCTTTATCTTCAAGTTCTTTTCTCTTGAATTCAAGATACATATCGTGTTCTTCTTTAGATACTTTACCATCACCGTTTGTATCTGCTGGATGACTGGTATTTGCTTTCTCTAATTCTTTATCAATCATTGTATTACTCCTCCTTAAATGTGAGTTGTAACCTTTATTACTTATATATATAAAAATTTATGAAATTTCTTTCTTAAATCGTTCCCAATCAAATGCAGAGCCAGGGTCTACTTTTCCTTTTCCACTTCCTCTTACATGGTCTCCACTACAATCAGAATGTCTTACTACATTTTCTGCAGGGATATTATATTCTTTCATCCACCATTTTACTGTATCTACTGATGATTTAAATTGTTCTTCAGTATAAGTACCTTCTTGTTCTATTGCCTTTAAAAACGAACCATACGTTTGTTTACCAGGTACTAACAATTCAAATCCTAAATAATGTGAATTTAAATGTTGTAATCCATTCCATTCTGATTTACCAGCATGAGATGCTTTACCAGGTGATGAAATCATCTTTTCATATTTACCATCAGGATGTATAAATCCATGAACTGAGAGTTTCAATTCTTTTAAAAATTCATGAGCTGTTATCCATTCACCTTCCCATTGAAGATACTCACCCATACTATGTACTACGATTCCTTTTGGTACTATTGCCATTTGATTCTCCTTATTTAAGTTTTTTTCCAATGTAATCCATATCTATACGAATTCCATATCCTGCTCCTTGGAAATCGTTAAATGGTTTATATTTGATTTTTGTTTTCTTTTCAGCCCAACTAGCTAATTGTTTAGTGATATCATCTTTTGATATATTACCCAATTGGTCTATTTTATCTAAATCAACTGATTTTCTTGGAATAAATTGTATTACATTATGTTCTTTAGCGTGTACTAAAAAATCAGGAAATACTGATGGTAATTCAGCATTCTTAT